AAAGGCCAGCCTGAGTCTACCTAATTGGAACTCGAACGTTTGTGCTCGCTTGTTAGCCTGCCCGCTAAAAGTCTCTCCCAGTGAGGTCAAAATGGCGTTCAAGTCTTTTGCTTTTACTGCATCGGCATCTAAAGGCACACCGAGCCTGGTCAAAGCGGTAACGTTGCCACCGACTGCCTTGGCAAGCGCGATTGAAACAGCTTGCAAATCTTTGCCAGATGCAGCCGAGATGTCAAGGGCTAGGCCTTGCAGTGTTTGAGCCTGTGCGACGTCTTTTGTCGCCTGCGTTAATACTTGTAAAGATGGAATCAGTTCGCGGTTGTCAACGCCGACCATTAACTCGAGTTTGTCTAGGTACGCGGTAGTGGCAGCAATTGCTTCATCTGTGGCGCCTGTTGTGTTGCGCAAAGCCTGTGCCAAAGCGACTTGCTGTTTTTGGTCTTCCATCGCGCCTTGAACGGCGTCTTTCCCGATCTTGATTGCAAAAGCGCCAGCCGCGAGAGCCGCCAACCCAAATGCTTTGGCTGTTTTGTCTGCGAACTTGATAAACTTCTTCTCCATTTTGGAGATGTCTTTGACAGCGGCTTTTGTGCCTTTGTCAGAATACTGGGTGAGTATGCGAGCGACTACTGCGCCGATTGCCATGTTATACTCGCTCTCTGTCTAAGTTCTTCTGCAGCTCTGCCTTGGCTTCGTTCAGCGCTGCCAAGACCTTGATTTCTGCTGGTTTCTTTTTAGCATCGACAGCTTGCCAAATCAAGCGAGAAGGATTTTTGATCTCGTCTGTTAGGTTGTTGATGAATTGAATGCCTGTGCCTGTGCCACCCGATTTGCGACCCGCAACCTCGATGATTGCGCCAGCAGCAGACTCGTTGATGAGTGCACCAGCGCTGGTGGTGTAATCGGCTCGGACCTTGCCTTGCACTTTTGTCTTGCGGATACCTTGCTGAATCACGCCTTGGTTATAGGCAGGCCAGCCCGCACCGCCGCGAGTTGTCTTTTTAGGCTTGAGTGGGTCTGAGGTTTTCCAGCCCCTCATGGGCGGGTCGGCCTTGACAAAACCCCGAGCCGTACGCTCTGCGTCGATAAGCACGTCATTCAAGACCTTTTTGAAGCGTTTGATTGCTTCTTTGTCGAACTTTTTAAGGCCTTCTAGCGTGTCTTCGATTCCTATGAGGATAATCTCGCTCTCATCAGCCATGCTTTTTCGCCCGTTCTTTGATGTAGGCCGTTATTGCTTCAAGCACTCCCTCGGGAGCATCTAGCAACGCGGTCGGAGATATGCCAGTCTCCACCGAGATAGCGGCGATTGTATACGTTAGGCTATCTCGGTGGATTCGAAAGACGCGTCAGAGTCCAGTTCGGCCGATATGATGGTGTCTAGGAACTCGGGTCCCCACGGCTTTACTACAACGCCGCTGAGTTGCATTGATTTCCAAGCTAGCCAAAAAACGTGCTCGATCTTTTGTTCCTCACCAAGCAGTTTAGGCATTCCCTTACCGTATTGTTGCTCGAATGCCACGATGACTCGAGGAGTCAGTTTGTACGACGCCTCGACGCCTTCTGTGGTTTTGACCTTGATTGATAGACCGTCCATTTGTTCCCCCTTGTTAGGTTATGACTTGGTTATTACGCCGCTGATCGGCCAGGTGACCGAGGCGGTTGCGAGTTCGCCGACGGCTCCGTTGAGCGGAGTCCATTCGGAAACCAACGCGGTAAAACTGTATGCAGGCGACACGCCAGCAACTGGGCGCACGGTCATTGAGACTCCTGTGCCAAGTGTTGGGTAGATTGTCGCTTCTAGCGCACTAGTGGCGTAGTCCTGGTTGAACTCCAAGGTTACGCTGTTGTCCGCAAGTCCTGCGACTCTTGTGCGGGCCGTGTTGCCAAAAGCTGTTGTCTCAACTACGTCGAAAGTCGAGCCGAGTGTTACTGAAGTAACGTAGCTCGAAACATCAGTAGTGCCGAAAGTGACGGCAACGTTGGTAAGGACGATACGTGCCATTATGAGACCGCCTTTGTAACCTCGCCGCTGATTGGCCAAGTAACGCTAGCAGTGGCTAACTCGCCGACAGCACCGTTCAAAGGAGTCCATTCGGAAACCAAGGCAGTGAAGCTGTAAGCAGGGTTGTCTGCTGCTGTTGTTGCGCCGTTTGGCTTGACAACCACTGAGGTTGTAGCACCAAGCAGTGGATAAACCGTGGCTTCCACGTTGCTTGTTGCGTAATCTTGGTGGAACTCGAGTGCTACTGAGTTGTCGCCAAGGCCACCAATACGAGTGCGAGCTGTTGAGCCGAAAGCAGTTGTCTCAACTGCGTCGTCATTCGTGGTTAGTGTGACGCTAGCGATGTGGTCGCTCAGATTGACTGAGTTGATTGTGATAAACGCGTTTGTTAGGACTAATCGGGCCATTATTCTGCGGCTCCTTCTGCTTGTGGCTTAGTTGGACTATTGCTAGAAAGATGTCCACCGCTAACAAGCGCAGCGATGTCGCATCCAGCTTCGAGCAATTCTTTAGCGGCGATTTGGTCGCCTTTTTTCTTGTTGCCGACCTCGAGAATGTCCGAGGCGATGGTGTAGTTCATGGTTAGTCTCCTTGACCCCATACAGTGATTCGATAACGATATGACAGGTAGTCAATATCGCCCATTTGGAAAGTGCCCGACTCTGCTGAAGTGACTCGCAAGGTGTTGCAAGCACCGCCCAAAGTTCGGTCTGACTCGATGGCCGCCTTGATTGAGTAGTTGCCCGAACCCGCTAGATACTTGTCTAGCTTGTCCTGTCCAGTACGCTCCGAAAAGCGTTGAACGATAACAAACACATCAAGATTTGACTGGTCGAGGCCGCGGGCGTTGTTCAGGTCGAAAGTAAAATCGAGTTGCCCGACAATGGCGCAAGGCGGGACGATAACATCGGGCACTTGGTCGTAGCACCGTAGCCCGTCAATATCGCTGAGGTTCTTTTTCAAGCCTTCTCTGATCTCGCTTGGAATCACGCCACTAAACCGTTCATCTTGCGGAATGGGCGAATTAAGGCCTCAACATCTGGGTCAAGTCGTGATGTCAAACGAACTGTGCCGAGTTCAGGGGTGCCCGCGATACCGAACGGAGATTGACGGCGAATAAAGAGGCGTGAAGCTTGAATCTTGGTTGCCATGGCGATTTCTGCTGGTACAGACGGCCAGCCCCAAACAGCTTGGACTCGAACCGATTGCGGATAAGCGTAAGGGAAAATGTAGCGGTCGATAGCGGTAATGCGAGTGTACGGCCAACCACGCCGTGCGTTATTGACTGGGTCAATTAAATAGTCGCTAGTTGCAAGAATAGTAGTGTAGGTTTGGTCAAAGTCGTCGTCTAGCGCGATTTGATTAAGAGAGACAAAATCATCTAAGTTGGTAATGTACCAACTGTCGGGTGTGTAGTAGCGAGTCACAGGCGCAGCCGTAGTGCCGTCCCGATAAAAGAATCTACCAGTGTAATCATCAATCATACGACTAGCGGTCAAAATCGCAGCTTCAAGCCCAGTGTCGTCCTGTATGTCCTCGATTGCGAGTGAGGTCTTCAGATCAGACAGCGTGCAATAGCAATTAATTAGAGCCACGTTGTGTCCTTTTCTCTAGCTGTCTTTGTTGAGCTGCCTGTCAATGTGGTGCCTCTCGTCAAGCCAGTAAGTCTTTTGGTGCGGCAAGATGGCCGCAGTGTTTGCGTAGATCGGAAAGCCTAGTTGTCTAATCCTGCGGCAAAAAAGCAGGTCTTCACTTATCCACTCGCCATTGATGGGCCCGTCCCAAAACCAGCACCAGTCGGTCCCTTGATTTGGGTCTGCAGCCTCGCGCATTTTTTCAAGCACGCTGCGATGAATAAGCATGCACCCAGTGCCGCAAGCGTCAACCTCGAAGATCGAGTTGCGTTGGTAGTCGTTGATAGGTGCAAAGCCTTTGGGTGTGTCTTTGAATATTAGTGGCACGGGCACAGGGTAAAGGTTTTTATTGGCGTCCCAAGCCCCGAAGTACAGGCCCGCTATTACTGGTCGCTCTTTGTCGTGTGCAGTGTTGATGAGTTGGTCGAATGCTTGCAACGACAGTTGTTCGTCAGCGTCGATCAGCAAAAGCCAATCGGAGTTGGTGTCGTCGAGAAAAGACTTAACTACTCGGTTGCGTAGCTTGCTAAGCAG